TATTGGAGATATATCTTCAAAATTACCACCATGTAATTTATCTAAATTTCTTATATATCCTTCAGTTTCCAAGAAATTTCCTCTATTATCTATATCTTGATTTATATCACTATCCATCATAAAATTTATAATAGAATTTATTTCTGTTATGGTTTTATCAGAATACTTTGATTTTTTTGAATCATAAAATTCTTTTAATTTTATCTTTTCTTTTTCTTTAATTTTATTAAGTGCAAATTCATTAGGACTCCATGCATAATAAAAATCTATATGGGATGAATCAGTAATATGTTTATTATCCATCATATAATCTATAAAATCAAATATATGATAAGCGTTCATATTAGTTGTAGTATATTGAAAATTATATTTTAATCCATATCCTCTTGATGTTTGTATATTAACTGGTCTAAAGTGTTTTTTTATTTCTTTTAGATTCTTTTCAAATGTTTCTGTATTGAATCCTGTTCTTTGGTATTCTCCTACTTTACCAATACCATCACAAGATATGGATAAGAATATTTGTTTGAAAGCTTTCCAAATAGGTATTAGGTTTGTTTTTTCAAATCGTAATATAGATAAGTTGGTATTATAATGAATAGATATATCAATTTTTTCCATATATGGTATAGCTGGATTTTCAGATTCTCCAGAATAAAACTCCTTTGGAGGAAAATTATCATGTAAATACTTTAAAACTTTATAATGTTCTGGCATTATTAAGGGTTCTCCACCAGCAAAATAGAAGCTTTTTATGTTTGATAAATGTGGTATTAAATCTTCAACAATTGTCTCAGTTGCTTTTATAACTTTTTTTTCCCTTACATTATCAGGTCTAATCTTTTGCATATCCTCATACCAATTGGATGAGAAATCATGATTACACATTCTACATTTAAAATTACATAGATTTGAAAAACGAATATCTATATGTTGAAAATCAGAAGATACTGAATAATCTTCTTCATGTTTTGGTTTCTTCCATAAAGTATTTGGATTAAACACATCTATACGAGGGCTATGTCCTGTTGCATCTTCTCTCTTATAACAAACATCACATACTTTATTTCTCTTACCTTCCTCCATATCTTTACGGAGTTGTTTCATTTGAGGGGAATTGAATCCATCTTCGATACTCATTTTTCTGAGATTAATGGGTTCATCAAATCCATCGGCAATACAACAAGGTTTCATTTCACCCTTTGGTTCAGTATAAAGATGAACATATGGTAATATACAAAAAGTATTCGATTTCATTATATTTTCAACTTTAATTTTGTAATTTGATTAGATTCAATACCATATTTCTGACAGATGTACTTTATGTTTTCTCTACCTTCTCTACTAGCGTATAATATTTCTATATATTCTTCGGCCTGTCTTAATGAACATTGAAAATCTTGTTTAACCAATTCAATTAAAAAACTTTCATATTTGTCAGTTTTCTTACCTTTTATGTATTTTAAATAATACTTTCCTTTAGGTAACAATCCTATTAACAATAAATAAAGATATTTTGGTTCAAGTGTTTGGGTATATGGTTGTATTTCAGATAAAACTTCTATCCATTCTGAATTCATAGAAAGAAATCTATGAATCATGAAGTTCGACCAGGTCTTTTTATCCCCTTCTTCTAATGTTTCCCAATAATTAGGATTCTGAACGGATGTGATGTTTTTGATGTGATCAAATAATGTTTTTGATTTATGCTCTTTCATCTTTTTTAAAAAAGTTTTCATGTTGTAACCAATACAACCTTCTTACATACTTTCCTAATTCAAAATCATTAGGATATTTTTCTACTAATTTTTTAATATGATTATCCATTATTTTTAATTTTTTCTAATACTATATCAATTTTCTTTTCTATTACTTGTAATCTTTTATTTATTTTATATGATTGATTAATTACAGCAATTTGTCTTTTTATATTCATTATTTTTTATTCTTTAATGCTTCTGGGAGTAATTCTTGAACAATTTCTCCACAATCTCCACATAGATATAATTCTACTGGTATAACTGCATCATTTGGTGTACCTGTTATTATCTTAGATACCTTTAAGAACTTGTTTGCTGGGATGAATACTGTTCCACCACATTCTTGACAAGCCATCTCTGTTGCCTTTGATAAATCTATCTTTGGTTTGTTTGGTTGAGGATTTGCTCCTCCTAATATTTTTGCCATAATTATTTATTTAGTTTGTTTATATTGATTGATAAAAGTTTTTAACCAAGTAAAGCTATAATTTGTATAATAGTTGCCATAAAAGAAATTTCTTTATCCACCACCATACTATCCTTATACTGTCCTTCTGAGAGAGTTAATATTACGTTTGATGTATTATCTCCAGCGTACTCATCAATCTTCTCATAAAGATACCCATATAGTTCAGAGAAGTCTTGAATACGTGAATCAGCTACTGCCTGTCTAATCTTTATATGTTTATTTCTCTTATCATCGTTACCTTTCAGTAAATCAACAATCTTTATCTTAACATCAGAATTCATTATATTACTAACATCCACCTTTAAAACTCCTTTAGAGGAATTTAATTGACAAGTATTAATAATCTTTCTGATATCTGGATATGATGAATCAATGATAGGTACTAAATCTTTTGGTTCAAATCTAACATTTTCTTTACCAAGAATTTGAGATACTTGGATTGCAACATCTTTTTTAGTTGGAGGTATAATTTGAAATGTTTGACAACGAGATTGTATTGGGATAATTACTTTCTCAACATAATTACAAGTTAGAATGAACCTACAATGTTTTGAGAATGTTTCCATTAGATTTCTTAACATTGCCTGTGCATCAGGTGTCATATAATCAAACTCATCTAAGATTATTATCTTAGAATCTTTGAATCCAAGTGTGGATGCAAATCCTTTAACTTTATTTCTAATAATATCAATACCTCTTTCATCCGATGCATTAATAACAATATGATCACAATCGATTGTGTTTACAATCAATTTGGCTAGTGTTGTTTTACCAGTACCCGCCTTTCCAAAGAAAAGTAAATGAGGAATATCTTTATTCTGTAAGTAGTCTGCCACCTTTTGTTTAAGATGTTCGTTACCAACATATTCTTTTAAATTCTTAGGTCTATAACGTTCTACCCATAAACTATTGTTTACTTCTTTTATTTCTCTATCTTCGAAAAATGACATTTATACTCCAGAGTTTTTAACTTCTTTAAGAAAATCTATTAATTGTTCTAATTTGGTAATAAGAGATTGTTTACCATTTTCATCAATACCTCGATCATCGGTTTTATTAATTTCACCAATAATATCTTGTAATGAAGATGCCGCTACTATTAACGCATCTGTTTTTGAATTTAGAAAATTCTCTGATATTCTAAACTTCTTACATATTTGTTGTAAATTCATATTCTATGTTTATTTAATTATTTATATAAAGATACGAAATTAATTTGGATTATCCTAATAATTTCATAATTTTTTTAACTGAGTTATTATCCACTTTAATTATGTGGTATGGGATTTCGTGTTCGTTTAATATTTTAAGTTTTTATTTTGTTATCTTTCATAACCTAATAATTCATGTTCATTGAACATAAGAAGTTCTTCATCTCCTATTTTAATTTTATTACTTGCTTCTTGTTTGACGTATAATACTCTATCACCTACTTGAACTGTAATTGGAATTCTTTCTCCATTTTGTGAAAAAATACCAGTTCCTACTGATACTACTTCTCCATATACTTTTGTTCCTCTTTGAATAGAATCAGTAAGAATTAATCCTCCACTTGATTTCTTTTCATCAGTAGTTGTTGGTCTTACTAAGACTCTATCACCTAATGGTTTAAAATTACTCATCTTCTTTGTTATTTAAATTGTTTGTAGTTGTAGTATAAAAAGTTACCACATCAGCGGTTGCTGTTGTGTGTGTGAAATATGGATTATTTTGGTAACTCTTGAAATTTATTTTATAAGTTTCATTCATTTGTTGTCATTTATATTTATTTTTTATGAAATACGAACATTGGTTCAAATTTATAAACCTTTCCATCGTATTTTACAGCGTTTTTTATTCCACTTTTAGATGGGTCTAATCCCACCATTCTTGTCATTAACATTTTCAATTTTCCTTTATACTCACACCCAAGTTCTTCGAGTATATCAATGGAATCTTGTTCCAATGAATAGTAAGTATTTTCTCCAATTTTAATGTCTGCTATGTTCCAAACAATATACCTGTCATTCTTTAAGTATTCGTAAATTGTTTTTAATGTTGGTTTTAAAAAGTTTTCTTTCCAATCTTCATATTCTCCATAAGCTTTGAAAGACTGAGTCTCATCCTGTGAGTACTGTTCTCTATTAAAATATGGTGGTGATGTAAAAGAAAAATCTAATTTACCTTTATACTTTTGAAATTCTTTATTGTTCTTAATTAACTCAGAACCATCTTGAAATAGTTCATAAGTGTTACCTTGTTTCTCTACATTAAAAAATGATGTAAGTTTATCTGAGTGATTATCTATACAATTATTATTGTAAAAATCAGCCACATATTGATATCGAGAAATACCTAATTTATCTAAAAAGTTATCAGGATTAGGGTCTGTACCAACATAGTGAATTTTCTTACGAGAACTCATTGCTCCAAGTATCCTACCACCCCAGCCACTCGATGAATCGTAAACTACCAACGGTTCTGTTTGGTCAATATGATTTGTGTAGTGTTCATATAACCATTTAGCAGTTAATGCTGGAAAGTTTACTGCGGGTTGTCCGCAACTTAATCTGAATACTTGTAATATCTTTGGAAAGATACCAGAATCTTTCTCATACCAACGTATTTGATATGCATAATTCTGTGTAGTACCTGATTCCGATGTCCAAGAATCTTCAATTCTATCTATGTTAGATAATTGAGTATCAGATAAGAAACCATCATCTTTTAGTTGTTGAACGTGTTCTGCCTTTAGATAAAGATTCTTACTACCAATATATTGTTGATTAAATGTACCATAGTTTTCAATAGTTCTTGTATTTACTTTTGAAATCCAAATAGCAAGATTAGAATATTTTCCGTTAAATATCTTTTCATGATGTACATCTTTAATAAAATCAATTGCACCCTGTCCATTCCAAAAAGGATTCTCATCTTTCTTATCAACTATTGAACGAGACCATGAATACATAGAATCTCTCTTAACTGCTCGTTTCATAATACGAACAAACTTATCTTCCATTGAAGGATCTGAGAAATGGTCATATATAGATAATCCTCCATCAGCTGATTTACCACTTGATATTTTAGTTTTTAACATTGTAGGAAAAAACTGATTTACAACTGATGCATCTTTGTTAAAGTTTTTTATAAGACCCAATGATGTTTCATCTCCACTTAAATCTTTTTCCCAATAATCTGCAGGATTAGATTTTAGTTTATTGAATTTTGTAATAATACCAGATTCATCTCTACCAATTACAGGTGGAGTTCCTCTTAGATCCCATTGTTCAGTAACTTCTTTACGCAATAGACGAGCCCATGCACCAAACTCACCATCGGTCATTTCAAGTAAATGATGATAAGTGGTATTTGATTTAAATTCAGAAAATTTACTTCGCTCGTAAAAGTGATTCATACTTTTTCTTAACTAGCTATCTCAACTAAATAATAATTGCTTTCATAATTATCTATTGAAAAAGAAATGTGTGCCAATCCTTGAGATGAAATCTGTAAGGTTGCATCTGTTGCTTCTTTATTAGCTACAAGAATTTCTTTTAAATATGTTGCTGAGAATGATATTGGTTTTACATCTCCATCACACTTACAATCAACATCAATGTTAATTCTGTTTGTATTAATGTTAGAATGTCCTAATACGATAGTTCCTTTATTATCCTTACAAGTAAATGTAAAGTTGTTCTCATCTATTAAAGCATTTTTAGCTTTGATGAATGTTGATATAAAAGTTGTATCTAATTTAATTTCTACATTAAAATCTGGTAATTGTTTCAAATCTGGAACATTAGGGATAACTGATAAATCAGCTAACATATAATTTACAGATGTTGATTTGTCTTTGAATTTTAAAGATACAGATTTACCATCAATATCTAATATTGAGAAATCTACATCATTACCAAGAACTGATAACATTTTTGTAAGTTTGGTTGTATCATATACACCAAACTCTGCAGATTTTCCTTCAAAATCTTTCATTGATACTGAACCCAATACTGATTTATCATCTGAGATGAATGAAGTAGTTAAAGAACCATCTTTTGATTCCCATTTTACAGATTCTACTAAACCTGCTAGATTGTATTTTGATACAAATCTATTTAATGATTGTTTTTCCATTGTTTATTTACTTAATTTATTTTAATTTATACAAATATACGAAAATTATTTGATACTACCAAACTTATTCGTATTTATTTTACATTCCAGGTATTTGCATCGCTGGAAAATGTGGTTTATCTTCTGGTTTATTAACAACCATACACTCGGTAGTTAAAATCATACCTGCCACAGATGATGCATTTTCAATAGCAGTTCGTGTTACTTTCTTAGGGTCAATGATACCTGCTTCGAACATATCTACGAACTTTTCGTTTTTAGCATCATAACCACCACCATTTTGTTTAATGTATTCAAGTACTGAACTTTCCGTTACACCACAATTTTTTAGAATTTGTGAAATTGGAGAAGAAAGTGCTGTGTAAATGATAGTATATCCATCTTTATATGATTGTGATTCGTCTCCCAACTCTAATCCTATTAAAGCATTAGATGCTTTTAGAAAAGCAATACCACCACCTTCAACAATACCCTCTTCGATACCAGCTCGTGTGGCGTGAAGTGCATCATCTACTCTATCTTTTTTTTCTTTCATTTCTACTTCAGAACCAGCCCCTATATAAAGAACTGCAACTCCACCACTTAATTTGGCTAATCTTTCTTGAAGTTTTTCTTTGTCATAATCTGATGTAGTAGTTTCTATTTGTGATTTGATTTGTTCAATTCGTTTAACTATTTCTTCCGAATTACCTCCTCCATTTACAATTGTAGTAGAATCTTTACCGATAGTAACTTTTTCTGCCGTTCCCAACATTGATATATCAGCTTCTTCTATTTTCAATCCAATTTCTGGAGAAATAAATGTACCACCAGTTAATACTGCAATATCATTCATCATTTCTTTCTTTCTATCACCAAATGCCGGTGATTTAACCGCACACACCTTAAGTGTTCCTCTAAGTTTGTTAACTACAAGTGTTCCAAGTAATTCTCCTTCAACATCATCCGCTATAAGTAATATAGGTTTACTTTCACCTGATATACCTTCTAACAATGTTAAAATATCATTCATATTTGATAACCTACCATCATATAATAAGATATATGGATTTTCTAATTCAGATACCATCTTTTCTGTATTAGTAACAAAATGTGCAGATAAGTAACCCTTATCAAATTGCATTCCTTCTACAAGTTCCATAGAAGTTTGAATACCTTTAGATTCTTCTACTGTGATTACACCATCAGTACCAACCTTTTGGAAAGCATCTGCTATTAATTCACCAATTGTATTATCGTTGTTTGCGGATATTGTTGCGATTTGTTTAATTTTATCATAATCAGAACCTACTACGATTGCTTGATTTTCTAATTGTTCAACTACAATCCTAACTGCTGATTCTATTCCTTTTTTAAGTTCCATTGGATTTGAACCATTTTCTACCATATCAAATCCTAATCTTGCTATCTCTTGTGCAAGAACTGTTGCCGTAGTTGTTCCATCTCCAGCTTCATCAGCTGTTTTAGAAGCAACTTCTTTAACTAATTGAGCTCCCATGTTTTCGAAAACATCTTCTAACTCTATTGTTTTAGCTACAGTTACACCATCTTTTGTAATATGTGGTTGTCCATGTTCTTTTTGTAATAATACATTTCTACCCTTTGGGCCTAATGTTACACGAACTGCATCTGCTAATGTATCTAATCCTTTTTTTAAGGATGTTCGTGCTTCCACATCAAATGTTATTTGTTTTATTGCCATAACTTTACTTTCTATTTTAATTTATTTGTTATATTTTGATTCGGTTCGGTTAATATACTTTTTGAGCTGAAGAAGAAACTTTTTGTGTTTAATATCAACATATATCATTTCACAGTATCCCTTTGTTGGTTTATTAATTTTTAATTTAAATTCCATATTTTCTATCTTTAATTTTTATTATTATATTCAATATTTGTTCCAATTATCATTATTCTGACATATTGTCATACAAATATACGGAATTTATTTGGATTTACCTAATTAAAAGGTAAAAAACTTATTAACTTTTTCTTTAACTTCTTTGTTAACTTCGGTTCTTGTTTTAGTTTCCTCGTTATAAGGGTTATCTATTTCATATTGGATTCTTGCTTTTGCAATTTCCATATACTCTTCTTCTCGTTCAATACCAACAAAATCGAAACCACCACGAGTTGCTGCTTTACCACTTGAACCACTACCCATAAAAGGGTCTAATGTAGTTCCACCTTTTGGTGTTACTAATCTGATTAAGTATAACATCAAATCAGTAGGTTTTACTGTTGGATGATTATTATCAACTCCTTCATTCCTATCTTTTTTAGAAGTTTTTGGGCAGTAGAAGAAACGAGATGCTCCACCTTTATCGTTATGTCTTACTGTTACTTCATTTTTTAATCCTTTGAAAAAATCATCTTGTTCTTTCGGATTTGTAAAACCTGTTTTTGTTGTTGTTTGACTAACTCCACTCTGTTTATCCAAGATTTTACCTGCTTCTTTATCTAATATAATGTTTGCAGGAAATCTACCAAGAGTTTGAGCGTATTCTACTTTTTCTTTCATTTTATCACTAAACTCTTTCATCTTTTCTTCATCGTGCATCCATGGTCTATCAAATCCGTCAATGGCCAATACCGAACCATTTGTTGCACCACCACCTAATGTATCATTAGTAGATATTCTACTATCATCTATATTGATACCACCCGTTCCCCATTCTAAAACATTATTAACTACTGTTTTTTCTGAAAGTGGTTTTCTTGCCATTACAATTGGTTCGTGTGCAGGTTTGAGTGCCGTACCCCATCCTTCCCATTTTTTAGCATCATCGGATGTAGGTAGTGTAATATCGTGAGATTTTTCATAATGATTTCCTCGCAATCCAGGAACATCATTTGGTGTTCTATTTGCCCATTTTGATTTACCAACTACTTCTCGTTCATTACCTTGGATTTTATCTATTCGCTTACCGATGTTTTGTGATTTTGGAAATCCACTTCCATATAACCACATAATCTGATCCCGTATCTCAAATCCAGCATCCTCAATACGAACAGCCATTCGGTGATATGTTCTACTTCCAGCAAATGATAAAAGATAACCACCTGGTTTTAAGACTCTTAAACACTCTTCCCATATTTCTTGGCTAGGAACATCGTAATCCCATTTTTTACCCATAAAGGATAACCCATACGGTGGGTCTGTAACAATAGAGTCAATAGAGTTATCATCTAACTCTTTTAATTTATCTACACTATCTCCTAATATTAATTTCATATTCTAAAAATTAA